CTATTTACTATAGGCTTTGATTGGGTAATGATCTGAAAAATCATTGTAAACGTAGTAATATGGGAACGCATATACATCCCATGGCTTAGGTTTTTCAGTCACAACTTCATTGACTAATTGTTTTGGTTGTTTATGATCTTTATCTGTAAATATATAGTCTAAATGTTCTGGTTTACCATTAGGGTAATTATATTTCGCAATTGAATTTGATTGAGGGTCCCATGTGCTATTATGACCTGCATATAGAACATCATTTACATTCAAGTTTTTAAGCATATCTTTGAACTCTGGAGTGCCTTTATTGACATTAAGGTCGCCACCTATATATACCGTTTCATCTTTAGGGATATTTTTCTTTTTAACAAAGTCACTGATTTCTTTCATTTGTTCAGCTCTAATTTTTCGATCATGTCCAGCACCACAACGTGAATCTTCAGATTGTGTATGTGTACCGATAACGTGAACGTTCTTACCATTTTTCTCTATTTTTGTATAAACAAAGCCTTTGTTGCTATCATTATCGAATCCACAACCGCTTTTGAAAACATGCTGGATTTTTTCTTTAATAGGATATTTACTTACAATCGCTACGCCACCATCTTCTGCAACAGTTGATGAGTAGCTACCTTCAGTTTTGTCCCACCCTGATTGAGAACGGCCGAGTACAGGTGTTTGATAAGGATATTCTTTTTTCACATTACTTAATAATTTGTCTGATGCACCATTATCAAATGCTTCATTGAATATTACGACATCATTATTTTTAATATAAGAAGATTGTCCGATTAAATCAGCGCGTTTATATTGCCCCCAGTTTGGATACATAGAAACCTTGTAACAACAGTATTTATTGGGTTTGGAGTCCCTAATGGGTCCCTAAATTACATACTTTCTAAAATTTTAGTTGTTTTTTTGTCCTCTTCATTAAATTTTTCTTCTAACAAATGAGAATACACGGATGTAGTTATTGCTATATTTTTATGACCTAATCTTTTAGAAATGTAATGTATAGATACACCTTTTGCTAGTAAATAAGAACAATGAGTGTGTCTTAATGCGTGCGATGTAATAATTGGTATATTATTGACTCTACAGGCTGATTTCAAAGCATTATTGATAGCCTGAAGGTTAATTATAGATCCGGCTTCTTTGAAAATGTAACCATCATAGCTAATTGCAAATGTACTTATGACGTCCATAATGTGTTTCATATCAGATTTAGCGATACTGATATATCTAGGGGAAGTATCGGTTTTTCGCTCGTCAATAAATATAGTGTTTTTCACTTGGTTGATATGCTCAATCTTTATATTTCTTGCACCACTGACACGACAACCCGTACAAATCATTATGAATAGCGCTAATGATGAACGAGTTCTCTTCTTTCTGACGTGATCTTTTAGTATTTCATATTCAGTTACCGAGATGAATTTTTCTTGTTCTGACTTCGTAGGTTTTCCGGCTTTATAATTAACTTTATAAGCGGGGTTTTTAAAAATAAGTCCATCATATAATGCGTCATCTAAAGCTGACCGAATAGCACCGTTTGTTTTTCTTATAGTTTCTTTTGCGTGTTCTTTTGAATAGTCGTTTATGAATTTCTGATAAACTTGTCTATTTATCTTTGATAACTCCATTTTACCTATTTTATGTTTTTGTATATGTTGTAATGCATTTCTATAATGACGGTAGGTATTTTCTTTAACAACAGGTTGTTTATATGTTTTAATCCAATTTTCGAAGTATTCTGCAAGAGTTATATAGTTATCTATATTAAAACCACTTCTTAACTCATTTAACTTGTCTAGTCCAGCAGAATTAGCTTCACGCTTTGTTCTAAAACCTTTCTTACGGTATCTTTTTCCTTCATGCTTAAATTCATATTGCCATTTTTTACCATCGTAACAACGTGTTTTCATGCGTTCCCTCCTCAAAATTGGCAAAAAATAATAAGGGTAGGCGGGCTACCCAAAATTTAGTACTAGGTACTAAATATGTTATAATAAAATAAAAAGTAGGTGATAAGATGACTCAATTTCTAGGGGCGCTTCTTCTTACAGGAGTTTTAGGTTACATACCATATAAATATCTAACAATGATAGGTTTAGTTAGTGAAAAAAACAAGATTATCAATACTCCTGTATTATTGATTTTTTCTATTGAAACATGTTTGATATGGTTTTATACTTTTATAATTTTTAATAATGTTGATTTAAAAAATTTGAGTTTACTTCAGTTGCTTACAGGTCTAAAAGCAAATATTTGGTTTCTAATTATTTTTGTTTTAACAGTGCTTGTATTTAATCCTTTAATTGTTAAATTCATTATCTGGTTAATTAATGAAACAAGAAAGTTTATGAATTTGGATTGTATAAGCTTATTAGACAAAAGAGACAAGTTGTTTAATAACAACGGTAAACCAGTATTTATAGTTATTAAAGACTTTGAAAACAGAATCATTGAAGAGGGTGAACTTAAAACCTATAATTCAGCTGGTAGCGATTTCGATTTACTAGAGGTTGAGCGACAAGATTTCAAAGTATCTGATTTACCGTCAAACGATGAATTGTATATTAAACATACACTTGTAGACCTTAAACAACAAATTAAATTGGATTTATATTTAATGAATGAATATTAATCTTTTTTCTTAGCTTTTTCTGATAAAGTGCTTTTTAAGTTTTCGCTGGCACCCGGCTTTTCAAAACTTTTGTTTATTGGGTTACTACGAGTAGCTTCTTGTTTTTTGTTTTTATCCGCCATAAAATTCTCACCACCATTCAACGTCTACACTTGTAGGCGTTTTTTGTTTAGTAAAATCATAATGAATCTTCTTTGGTTAACTTATCGCCATCTAATTTTTGTGAAATAAATTCCAAGTATTTACGCGCATTATGTGACGATAAATCTTTAGGTAACTCATAAGTGAATGGTTGATTACCACTAGTTAAAACTTCATATACTATAGTTTCTTTTTTTATTTTGCAATTAGTTATTTTCATTATAAACTTCCTTTCAAACACTGCTGAAATAGACGTCTTTTTCAAATAAGCATGATTAATACTTCAATTCTTTAATCCACATATATTTAAAAGTGAGGTAGTAGGTAATAAATATAAGACTTAAAGTTAAGATTGCTTTTTTCATGTCAATTTCTCCTTTGTTTATATTTATATTAAAGCGCTAAATATACGTTATTAATCACAATACAACTTTGCCCATTACTTTAATATCACTAAACGAAGCGACTTTGATATCATCATACTTCGGATTTAGAGATACCAAATTAATATAGTCTTCGCATATATCTACACGCTTGATAAGACTTACTCCATCTAATACAACGAGTGCAATTGTACCATCTTTAATAGAATCTTCTTTCTTAATAAAAGCGTATGTTCCTTGTTTTAACATAGGTTCCATTGAATCACCATTAACTAAAATACAAAAATCAGCATTTGATGGCGTTTCGTCTTCTTTAAAAAATACTTCTTCATGCAATATGTCATCATATAATTCTTCTCCTATGCCAGCACCAGTTGCACCACATGCAATATACGATACTAGTTTAGACTCTTTATATCCATCTATAGAAGTGACTTTATTCTGTTCTTCCAATTGTTCATTTGCATAGTTAAGTACGTTTTCTTGGCGGGGAGGTGTGAGTTGAGAAAATATGTTATTGATTTTTGACATTATCGTTTCATCTTGACGTTCTTCATCAGGAACTCGATAAGAATCTACATCATACCCCATAAGCCACGCTTCACCAACGTTCAGAGTTTTAGAAAGTAGGTAAATTCTATCTTGGTCGGGTGATTGTACGTCGTTAATATATTGAGATAAAGTGCTTTTACTTAAAGATATACCTAGTTTCTTTTGATAAGGTTTCGATTTATTAATGATATCTACTTGTTTTAAGTTTCTTATTTTCATAATGTGTTTAAGTCTATTTGAAACTTTTTCTCTCATTTAGTGCACCTCCGTTTGATAACTTCATAATAAAGCTTGTTGAACAAAAATTCAACAAAAAAGTTCATAAATCATGAATTTTTGTATTGACTTGATTCAAAACAAGGTGTAAAGTATAGTTAAGTTCATGATACGTGAACTTGAGAGGAGGTGCTTTTATGTGTTACGACTACTCACGTTTGAGCGGGAAAATAGTAGAAAAGTATGGCACTCAGTACAATTTTGCAATTGCTATGAAATTGTCAGAGAGAAGTTTATCCTTAAAACTCAACGGTAAAGTTGGTTGGAAAGACAGTGAAATATGGAAAGCTATACAACTACTAGATATACCGGTAGAGAAAATACACTTATATTTTTTTAAAGAAAAAGTTCATGTTATATGAACTTAAGGAGGGGCACAATGGAACAAATCACGTTAACCAAAGAAGAGTGTGTCGAACAATGCATCAATAAAGACTTAAAACTTTTAGATTATCGAGTTCAACAAATTTTAGAAGGTGTTCTATCAGAAAGTACCACATACGGTGATGCAAGAAATAAATTAGAAACATTGAAAATTATTGCTGAATCTCATTTTAAAACCGAACATGCTTCAGTTATTTACAAATTAGCATTGAAAAAGTTAGACGAAAAAATCAACGCCACTCCAATTAAAGAGTGACGGAAAGGGAGGATTTTAAATGTTTAAGGTTTTAAATGATATAAAAACTTCTTTAAAAAACCATCCTTGGGGTTGGAAAGAGCACTTACCTTATTTGCTGATGTTAACTCTGTCACTTGTGGCTCTGATTCTCGGTGTTCTGTCCGCGATTCTATGATAACAGGCTTTATATAGATTCCTTTGTTGGTAGTGACTTTGATAGTCACATCCCATTCCCATATCACTGGATATTCTTCGAGCAAAAAAGTACATTCTACACTTTCATAAGGTCCTAAAGTAAATGGAATGGAGTAGTTTTTATCTTTATATCGTATAGGTTTGAACGTTTTTTGTTCATTTACTTTATTTTTAATATCAAATTCAACGTCAATAACAGAAATGGGAAACTTTGTGAAATTAATAAATGTTATATCGTTGTAACTTGATTTGTCATCGACCAAGTAATTAAAGCTTCTGGTAGGTATAACATCGATGTTAAGAGAATCTTTCATATAGTCTAAATAATATTTAAGTGCAGTCAGTAAGAAACTAAAAATTGCGATACAAATCGCGATTATGTCCATACTTATCACCTCCTTAGGTTGATAACAACATTATACACGAAAGGAGCATAAACAATATGCAAGCATTAAAAACAAAATCGAACATCGGCGAAATGTTCAACATACAAGAAAAAGAAAATGGAGAAATCGCAATAAGTGCAAGAGAGTTATATAAAGCTTTGGAAGTTAAAAAGCGTTTTAGCGCTTGGGCAGAAATTAACTTGAAGCATTTCAAAGAAAATAGGGATTTTACAAGTGTACTTACAAGTACGGTTGTTAATAACGGAGCTGTAAGACAACTAGAAGATTATGCTTTAACACTTGATGTAGCTAAACATGTTGCGATGATGTCAGGTACAGAAAAAGGTTTTGATTTTAGAGAGTATTTCATCCAAGTAGAGAAAGCATGGAACAGTCCAGAAATGATTATGCAACGTGCTTTAAAAATTGCTAACAACACAATCAATCAATTAGAAACAAAGATTGAACGTGATAAACCAAAAATTGTATTTGCAGATGCAGTAGCTACTACTAAGACATCAATTTTAGTTGGAGAGTTAGCAAAGATCATTAAACAAAACGGTATAAACATCGGGCAACGCAGATTGTTTGAGTGGTTACGTCAAAACGGATTCCTTATTAAACGCAAGGGTGTGGATTATAACATGCCTACACAGTATTCAATGGAACGTGAGTTATTCGAAATTAAAGAAACATCAATCACACATTCGGACGGTCACACATCAATTAGTAAGACGCCAAAAGTAACAGGCAAAGGACAACAATACTTTGTTAATAAGTTTTTAGGAGAAAAACAAACATCTTAATAGGAGGAACGAACAATGCAAGCTCAAAACAAAAAAGTCATTTATTACTACTATGACGAAGCCGGTAATAGACGACCCGTTAATATTCAATACAACGATGGCTACGACTTAATGATAGACCCGCGTTTTATTGAAATGACGCTTGAAAGACATCCGCATTTAAAAAATAACTTTTATGGATTAATAGATGGAAAAGAATTTAAGTTAGATTAAATTTTTGGAAATGCAAAGGAGGCATAACAAATGTTACAAAAATTTAGAATCGCGAAAGAAAAAAATAAATTAAAACTCAAATTACTAAAGCATGCTAGTTACTGTTTAGAAAGAAGTAACAACCCTGAATTGTTGCGAGCAGTTGCAGAGTTGTTAAAGAAGGTTAACTAAATTAGGCCTTATTATTACTTTTTAGAATGTGAACAATAGGTCGATAAAAAACTTAATAAACAAACTATAGCAACTATCAATGAATTTTGAATATGTAAATCGTTCTCGTTTATATAGTTTGTTACAAAGATTTGAATGTCAGCACCTGCTGCAATGCCATTAGACCATCTTATTAACTTTTTGAAAGGATGTGGAAAATCATTTTCGATACGTTTGACAAATTCATCGTGTCTCTTGTAGGTACTTTGCTCATTTATTGGATAGGTCGAATTGATGGCTTCAGCCAAAGTAGAGATAGCAGTAGGATTGATATAAAAATCTCTAATGGTCTGTTGTGCTTGAAGTACAATCTCATCATCAAACCTATAGAGTTCCTTAAAAGATTTTATCGTTTCTTCAGAAAATAAATTTCTTTGAAATGTTAGAGATGAAAAAGAATTACGCAAATTAAAATTCATTTCAATTAAGTTGTTTAGATGAAAGTCTACTTTGAAGTCAGAAAATAAATTTATGTTGTTTCTATTAATTATATCTAATTGGTACTTAGGTTTTAAAGATTGTTTAATTGCCATACTTTTAGAAATTTCAACATTACTAATTACGTTATTAATAGAAAAACGAACATTTTTTAAAGGATCAATATACACCAATATCACCTACTTTCACTAGGAGATAACAACATTATACACGAAAGGAAAGATAGAAATGCCACATATTTTAAACGTAACAGTTCCAATACCTGAAACACATGTACTTATCACAAAAGATGAATATGATGAGCTAATTGGTTATTCATTAGACCCTGTATGGAACATGAGTGACTTAAAGAAGAAATTAAAAATTGCATCTGATGAGACTATCAAGGACAGATTACTATTTCATCCTAGATTTGAAAAAGAACTAAGAGCGCAAGGAATTGTGCATTACCCAGATGAGAATTTTAATCGCTGGAGATTTAACGCAAGAAAGATGAATAAATTCGTCGATGAGCATTTCAATGAAATATATAAGGAGAGAATAAAATGAGCAACATTTATAAAAGCTACCTAGTAGCAGTACTGTGCTTTACAGTCTTAGCAATTGTACTTATGCCGTTTCTATACTTCACTACTGCATGGTCGATTGCGGGATTCGCAAGTATCGCAACATTCATATTTTATAAGGAATACTTTTATGAAGAATAAAAAAACTGTTACTCACGGCAATGAGTAACAGTCTAAACAATTAGAAAATTAATGCATATTCAATATAAAACGAAATAAAGGAAGTGTCAACAATGTACTACAAAATTGGCGATGTATGTCAAAAAGTAATTAATGTAGACGGATTCGATTTTAAATTAGCAGTTAAGAAACAAGATTACAGCATTCTAGTGAATGTCTTAGATTTAGAAGATAGATTTATCGACGGTATAAATATAACAGATGAGAATGATCTATACACAGCATTAGACATATTAAATCAATCTATTTATGAATGGATTGAAGAGAACACAGACGAAAGAGACAGGCTAATTAACTTAGTCATGAGATGGTAGGAGGTCGCTATGAAGCAGACTGTAACTTATATCATTCGTCATAGGGATATGCCAATTTATATAACTAACAAACCAACTGATAACAATTCAGATATTAGTTACTCCACAAATAGAAATAGAGCTAGGGAGTTTAACGGTATGGAAGAAGCGAGTATCAATATGGATTATCACAAAGCAATCAAGAAAACAGTGACAGAAACTATTGAGTACGAGGAGGTAGAACATGACTGAACAAACTAATCAAGATGTCGATATTTTAACGCAACTAGGTGTAAAAGACATCAGCAAACAAAATGCAAACAAGTTTTATAAATTTGCGATATACGGCAAGTTCGGTACTGGTAAAACTACGTTTTTAACAAAAGATAACAATGCCTTAGTACTAGATATAAATGAGGACGGAACAACGGTAACAGAAGATGGGGCAGTTGTGCAGATTAAGAATTATAAGCATTTTAGTGCAGTGATTAAAATGCTGCCTAAAATTATTGAACAACTAAGAGAAAACGGAAAACAAATTGATGTTGTAGTGATTGAAACAATCCAAAAGTTACGTGATATCACTATGGACGACATCATGGACGGTAAATCAAAGAAACCGACATTTAATGATTGGGGCGAGTGTGCTACACGCATTGTAAGTATTTATCGTTATATTTCTAAATTACAAGAACATTATCAATTTCATCTTGCTATAAGCGGACACGAGGGCATTAACAAAGACAAAGATGATGAGGGAAGTACTATCAATCCAACAATCACGATAGAGGCACAAGACCAAATAAAAAAAGCAGTCATCAGTCAATCTGACGTGTTAGCAAGAATGACAATAGAAGAACATGAGCAAGACGGCGAAAAAACTTATCAATATGTACTTAACGCTGAACCATCAAATTTATTCGAGACAAAGATAAGACACTCAAGCAACATCAAAATTAACAACAAACGTTTCATTAATCCAAGTATTAACGATGTTGTACAAGCAATTAGAAATGGTAATTAAAAATTAATTAAAAGGACGGTATAAAAATTATGAAAATCACTGGTAGAACACAATACATTCAAGAAACTAATCAAGAGGCATTCATGAAAGGTGGGGACTTTTTAGGAGCTGGAGAATTTACAGTAAAAGTTGCAAATGTCGAGTTTAACGACAGAGAAAACAGATACTTCACGATTGTTTTTGAAAACAACGAAGGTAAACAATACAAACACAACCAATTCGTCCCACCATTCCAACAAGATTATCAAGAAAAACAATATATCGAGTTACTTAGTAGATTAGGAATTAAATTGAACTTACCAGATTTAACTTTTGACACAGATCAATTAATTAACAAAATCGGAACTATTGTACTTAAAAATAAATTTAACGAGGAACAAGGCAAGTATTTTGTAAGACTCTCATATGTAAAAGTTTGGAATAAAGACGATGAAGTAGTTAATAAACCAGAACCTAAAACTGATGAGATGAAACAAAAAGAACAACAAGCAAATGGGAAGCAGACGCCAATGAGTCAGCAATCAAACCCATTCGCTAATGCTAATGGACCAATAGAAATCAATGATGATGATTTACCGTTCTAGGACGTGGTTTAAATGCAATACATTACAAGATACCAGAAAGACAATGACGGAACTTATTCCGTCGTTGCTACTGGTGTAGAACTTGAACAAAGTCACATTGACTTACTAGAAAACGGATATCCGTTAAAAGCAGAAGTAGAGGTTCCGGATAATAAAAAACTATCTATAGAACAACGCAAAAAAATATTCGCAATGTGTAGAGATATAGAACTTCACTGGGGAGAACCGGTGGAATCAACTAGAAAATTATTACAAACAGAATTGGAAATTATGAAAGGTTATGAAGAAATCAGTCTGCGCGACTGTTCTATGAAAGTTGCAAGGGAGTTAATAGAACTGATTATAGCGTTTATGTTTCATCATCAAATACCTATGAGTGTAGAAACGAGTAAGTTGTTAAGCGAAGATAAAGCGTTATTATATTGGGCTACAATCAACCGCAACTGTGTAATTTGTGGAAAGCCTCACGCTGACCTAGCGCATTATGAAGCAGTCGGTAGAGGCATGAACAGAAACAAGATGAATCACTATGACAAACATGTATTAGCGTTATGTCGCGAACATCACAACGAGCAACATGCGATTGGTGTTAAGTCATTTGACGATAAATATCACTTGCATGACTCGTGGATAAAAGTTGATGAGAAGCTCAATAAAATGTTGAAAGGAGAAAATAATGAATAAGTTATTGATAGATGATTATCCTATACAAGTTTTGCCGAAATTAGCTGAATTAATAGGGTTAAACGAAGCAATAATATTGCAACAAATGCATTATTGGATAGGGAACAGCAAACATGAATACGACAACAAAAAATGGATTTATAACTCTTATTCTAAATGGATAGAACAATTCCCGTTTTGGAGTGAAAGCACTATAAAAAGAGCTATCACCAGTTTAGAAAAACAAAACCTATTGCATGTAGGTAATTACAACAAAGCTGGATTTGATCGTACTAAATGGTATTCAATAAACTATTTCGAATTAGAAATATTGGTGACCCGAGCATCAGGTCAAAATGACCCGACGATGAGGTCAAAATGGCACGATGGAAGAGGTCAAAATGACCCGACCAATACCAGAGACTACACAGAGACTTCTTCAGAGACTACTACAAATAATAGCGCAACTGACGTTACGCATGAGCAATTTGAGGAATGGTGGAAACTTTACGACAAGAAGAAAGATAAGAAGATGTCTTTTACTAAATTCAAATCATGCTTAAAGAAACATACTTTTGAGCAAATCATGCAAGGTACTCGAGAGTATTTAAAAACTATTACAGACAAACAATATCAAAAGTACCCTAAAACGTTTTTAACTAACGAAAGCTATATGAATGATTATAGCGAAGAGATTAAAGAAGAAGTAAACAATCAATATATAGATGCATTCCAGCGTGCATCTCAATCAAGTATAGAAAATTTACCGTTTTAAAGGAGTGAGAAAGTGGAGTCATTCCAGAACTTAGCAAAGAAACCAACTTTAAAGAAACAAATCATTGAACAAGCGTTTGATTTGAAATGCGAGAACTGTGGACGTAAGTACGACTATTACAAATTTGATGACGGTTCAGAATTCAAACATGGTTGTGACTGCGAAATGATAGAGTTCGCCAAACAATCAACCGAAAACTATCACAAGAGAAACAGACGGAGAAAAGCAGAACGCATATTCAAGCAATCGATAATGAACGAAGATCTAACGAAAGCAACGTTTGATAATTACAATCCGACTAACGAACAACTAGTGTATGCAAAAAACTTATGCGAACGTTACGCAAACAATTTCACGTTAGACAATAAACAATCGCTACTAATTCAAGGCTCATTTGGTACAGGTAAATCACACTTATCAATGAGCATTGTTAAATCAGTTAAAGCTAAAGGCTACACAGTACTATATATGAACGTACCTCAATTGATATCAACGATAAAAAACACTTATAACAACCAAACTGCTATGACTGAACAGGAATTAGCTCAAATTATAAGTGATGTCGATTTAATGGTATTCGATGACTACGGTATCAACATGAATGAATTCGCTACTAGTAAAATGTTCGAGCTTATAGAAAGTAGAATAGGCAAGCACAATATCTTTACTACCAACTTAGACGAGAAAGAAATGACAAAAAACAAAGACTTACAACGTATATTCAGCAGAATCATGAGCAATACAACACTAATCAAGATGGACGGTCAAGATTACAGAACTAGAGGTTTAAAACTATGATTACCAAAGAATTTTTAAAAACTAAACTTGAGTGTTCAGATATGTACGCTCAGAAACTCATAGACGAGGCGCAGGGCGATGAAAATAGGTTGTACGACCTATTTATCCAAAAACTTGCAGAACGTCATACACGCCCCGCTATCGTCGAATATTAAGGAGTGTTAAAAATGCCGAAAGAAAAATATTACTTATACCGAGAAGATGGCACAGAAGATATTAAGGTCATCAAGTATAAAGACAACGTAAATGAAGTTTATTCGCTCACAAGAGCCCATTTCAGCGACGAAAAGAAAATTATGACTGATAGTGACCTAAAACGATTCAAAGGCGCTCACGGGCTTCTATATGAGCAAGAGCTAGGATTACAAGCAACGATATTTGATATTTAGAGGTGGCACAATGAGTAAATACAACGCTAAGAAAGTTGAGTACAAAGGAATTGTATTTGATAGCAAAGTGGAATGTGAATATTACCAATATTTAGAAAGTAATATGAATGGCGCTAACTATGATCGTATCGAACTACAACCGAAATTCGAATTACAACCTAAATTTGGGAAGCAAAGACCGATTACGTATATAGCCGATTTCTCTTTGTGGAAGGAAGGGAAACTGGTTGAAGTTGTAGACGTTAAAGGTAAGGCGACCGAAGTTGCCAACATCAAAGCGAAGATATTCAGATATCAGTATAGAGATGTGAATTTAACATGGATATGTAAAGCGCCTAAATACACAGGTCAAGAATGGATGGTATATGAGGACTTAGTGAAAGTCAGACGTAAAAGAAAAAGAGAAATGAAGTGATTTAATGCAACAACAAGCATATATAAACGCAACGATTGATATAAGGATACCTACAGAAGTTGAATATCAGTATTTTGATGATGTGGATAAAGAAAAAGAATCGCTGGCAGATTACTTATATAACAATCCTGGCGAAATACTAGAGTATGACAATTTAAAAATTAGAAATGTAAATGTAGAGGTGGAATAAATGGCGGGCATAAAAACGAAAGTGAGAATAGACGGTAAATTGATGACGCTTATTGATGCATCTGATAAATATGACATCAAAGTATCGACACTAATTACTAGGTATGACAGAGGTTCAAGAGGAAAAGATTTAATACAAAATGTAGTAAAGCCTAAGAAAGTAAAGGTTGACGGTAAGATGATGACTGTTAGCGAAATAGTTAAAAAGTACAACCTAAGCAAAGGACTACTTAATTACAGGATAGCAAAAGGGTTAACGGGCGATGCGCTTATTGCGCCACCACAAGAAAAACCCCCTTCTAAATACACTGAATATGAAAATGAGCAGATGAGAAAGAAAGGGCTCACGCCAGAAATAGTTAGAAACAGAGTTGCGAAGGGTTGGGAGTTGTCGGAAGCAATTGATGCACCTTTCGGCATGAAGCTAAACGACTATAGAGAAATACAAATAACAAAAGCTTTGGAGCGAGAACGTGCAATGGTTAGGCAACAACGTAAAGAGGCTGAGCTAAGAAGAAAGAAGCCACATTTGTTTAATGTACCTCAAAAACATTCACGTGATCCGTACTGGTTTGATACTACTTATAACCAAATGTTTAAGAAATGGCAGGAAGCATAAATGCCTAAAACCGATAGCGCATGTAAAGAATACTTAAACCAATTTTTCGGATCTAAGAGATATCTGTATCAGGATAACGAACGAGTGGCACATATCCATGTAGTGAATGGCACTTATTACTTTCACGGGCATATCGTACCAGGCTGGCAAGGCGTGAAAAAGACGTTTGATACAGCTGAAGAGCTTGAAACATATATAAAGCAAAGTGATTTGGAATATGAGGAACAGAAGCAACTAACTTTATTTTAAAAGGGCGGAAACAATGAAAATCAAAATTGAAAAAGAAATGAATTTACCTGAACTTATCCAATGGGCTTGGGATAACCCCAAGTTATCAGGTAATAAAAGATTCTATTCAAATGATGTTGAGCGCAACTGTTTTGTGACTTTTCATGTTGATAGCATCTTATGTAATGTGACTGGATATGTATCAATTAACGATAAATTTACTGTTCAAGAGGAGATATAACAATGAAAATCAAAGTTAAAAAAGAAATGAGATTAGATGAATTAATTAAATGGGCGCGAGAAAATCCGGATCTATCACAAGGAAAAATATTTTTTTCAACAGGATTTAGTGATGGATTCGTTCGTTTTCATCCAAATACAAATAAGTGTTCGACGTCAAGTTTTATTCCAATTGATATCCCCTTCATAGTTGATATTGAAAAAGAAGTAACGGAAGAGACTAAGTTTGATAGGTTGTTAGAGGTATATGAGATTCAAGAAGGAGTCTATAAATCCGCATTACACAAAGGTATCAGTTTGAACGAACGTTTTGAAGACGACAATATTTTTCCTACTAAAGCATTCTATATCTTAAACGATGACATGACGATGACATTGATTTGGAAAGATGGGGAGTTGGTAGAATGATGCAAACCTATAAAGTAAGTCTTTGTATCAAGTTCTTAGCGTCTAAATGTAATTATAAATTAAAAAAGCATTATTTTGTGCAAAGTACGAATGAGGAAGAAGGCACGAATACGGTATTAAAACTGACTCGTAAAAAGCTCCCATTCAAAACTGCAAGCATAGAAGTAGAAAAAGTGGAGGTAGTAGTATGATGCCGAAATATCGAGTGTGGGACGAATATACAGGAAGAATACACGATGTTGTAGGATTCGACTTCATTGAGACTGAAGTTCACTATGAAAACTACGCGGAAGCAGAAGCTTTAATACATGCAAGAGATTTTAAAGATGTAGAACTTATGCAAAGTACAGGACTTAAAGACAAAAACAACAACGAAATATATGCGGGAGATATAGTTGAGTTTGAAGATGAAATATTAGAGATGCCAGACGATGAATCTGTAATAGGAACAATTAATAGAGCAGTAATATCTATTGATGTTGTAAATGGTATTCAATTAAAAGATTTTATGTTTGAGGGCGCAGTCTCCGAAAATGATTACTTTGAGTATATAGACATAAAATCCTTCCTTAGATATGACTGTGAGGTTAAAGGCAACATATTTGAATCATCACATTTATTGGAGGTAACAGAATGAACTATGAAACAGGGGTCCAACTAGGTGTAATGGACGCTAGGTTGAAGAAGATGAGAAAACAACGTGATGAGTACAAGAAGCAACGAGATGAGCTTATTGGGGATATAGGTAAGTTAAGAGAACGTAACAAAGATCTAGAGAAGAAAGCAAGCGCATGGGATAGGTATTGCAAGAGCGTTGAAAAAGATTTAATAAACGAATTCGGCAACGATGATGAAAGAGTTAAATTTGGGATGGAATTAAACAATAAAATTTTTACGGAGGATGACACAAATGAATAACCGTGAACAAATAGAACAATCCGTTATAAGTGCTAGTGCGTATAACGGCAATGACACAGAGGGATTACTAAAAGAGATTGAGGACGTATATAAGAAAGCGCAAGCGTTTGATGAAATACTTGAGGGTTTACCTAATGCTATGCAAGATGCACTCAAAGAAGATATTGGTCTTGATGAAGCAGTAGGAATTATGACGGGGCAAGTGGTCTATAAATATGAGGAGGAGCAGGAAAATGAGTATTAGTGTAGGAGATAAAGTATATAACCATGAAACAAACGAAAGTCTAGAGATTGTGCAATTGGTCGGAGATATTAGAGATACACATTATAAACTGTCTGATGATTCAGTTATTAGCATTATAGATTTTATTACTAAACCAATTTATCTAATTAAGGGGGACGAGTGAGTGGAATGGAAACGATTAAAAAAATGTGGTGCCGCACCCAGTTATCAAAAATAAAAACTTAAAGTCGGTATACGTAACAAAAGATAATGTGAAAGAGGTTCAAAAAGAATTAGGTTTCTTTGAAATTTTTAGTGAAGAAGTGTTATTAACTTGATTTTTATCATTTCAAAGGATGCCTATTTACATTATTTGGATTAATCCTAAATCTCATAAGACGCATAGATATTACTTTGCTAACGAGCATGAGATTGAAAGATATTTTGAATTTTTGGAGGACGAGTAAATGCTTGAAATCATCGACCAACGTGATGCATTGCTAGAAGAAAAGTATTTAAACGACGACTGGTGGTACGAGTTAGATTATTGGTTGAATAAACGCAAGTCAGAAAATGAACAGATTGATATTGATAGAGTGCTTAAATTTATTGAGGAATTAAAACGATAGGAGATAACGAATAAATGAATAATTTAACAGTAGATCAATTACAAGAGTTATTACAAATACAAAAGGAGTTCGACGATAGAATACCGACGCTGAACTTAGGAGATAGCAAGATTGCATATGTAGTTGAATTCTTTGAATGGTTTAATACATTGGAAACGTTTAAGAACTGGAAGAAGAAACCAGGTAAGCCGTTAGACGTACAGTTAGATGAATTAGCTGACATGTTGGCGTTTGGATTGAGTATTGCGAATCAAGTAGGAGTGTCATCAGAAGAGATAAAAGAAGCGATTGAATCAAGTTTTAAAGATACAGAATTTCACAAAATGTTTAATTTTAAAGATAAAGAATTTGCTCAAGACGCAGTTGTTAGTACACCACAGATAATATTCAAAGAATTTTATCCCGACCAACAAGCAATTGTTATAGTGATAGACATAGCTTACAACTTATATTCTATCGACCAACTCATTGACGCATACAAAAAGAAAATGAAAAGGAACCACGAAAGACAAGATGGAACAGCAGACGCAGGAAAAGGATACGTGTAAAGACATCTTAGATCGAGTCAAGGAGGTTTTGGGGAAGTGAGAGAACGCACTAAAATTATATATCGTGGTTGGAACAAGGAGATATTTATTTTACAGGGTAAAAATATGAATGTTATTGGTTTGCGCCAAATATTTGATGAACTCAAAAGATTGTACGAAGGTTATAAAATCGTTGTTATTCCAATAGAAGTTGATTTTGAAATCAAATAAATAGGAGTGATGAGAAGTGACACAATACTTAGTCACAACATTCAAAGATTCATCAGGACTACCACATGAACATTTTACTGCTGCTAGAGATAATCAGACGTTTACAGTTGTTGAGGCGGAGAGTAAAGAAGAAGCGAAAGAGAAGTACGAGGCACAAGTTAAAAGGGATGCAGTTATTAAATTAGGTCAGTTGTTTGAAAATATAAGGGAGTGTGGGAAATGATTAAGCAAATATTAAGATTATTATTCTTACTAGCGATGTATGAGCTAGGTAAGTATGTAACTGAGCAAGTATATATTATGATGACAGCTAATGATGATGTAGAGGCGCCGAGTGATTACGTCTTTCGAGCGGAGGTAAGTGAGTGATGTGGATTACTATGACTATTGTATTTGCTATATTGCTATTAGTTTGTATCAGTATTAATAGTGATCGTGCAAGAGAGATACAAGCACTCAGATATATGAATGATTATCTACTTGATGAAGTAGTTAAAACTAAAGGATACAACGGGTTAGAAGAATACAGGATTGAATTGAAGCGAATGAATAACGATATTAAAAAGTAATTTATATTATCGGAGGTATTGCATGTATAACAGGAAAGAAATACGTGAAATGATAGATAACTACAAGTGGATGAAAAATATAATAGACAGTAAAGTCTACGATAACGAAAGTACATCAATTGCACAATACGGTTATCAATCTGCGATGCCAAAAGCTAAAGGCACGACTAGCAATAAAGTGTTAGTGAAAGTTATAAACAAAAACAAAGCGCTTAGAAAGTACGATTACTTGATTAATAAGATAGCGTTCATTGATGAATACGAAGAATACATCACGAATGAAAAAGATTATCATATTTTACAAATGTTAAAACAACGAGAAAGCCATAATAGGATTATGAGTATTCTTGATATAGTCAGAGACAATTTTTATTCTAGAGTAAAAGATATAGTAAATATACTTTATAACTTGCAACAAAAAACCGACACATCGTACACATCGGACAGTTCGGACACATCGTACAAATCGTACAAATCGTACACATCGGACTAATTTTGATGCTACATATTGTTTTTTATTATAATTGCTATGTAGCAAAACATTTATATTTATTTTGAACTCTCACATTAAGTGAGGGTTTTTATTTTTATAAACAAGAGGTGGAGAATGGAGATATCAAAGTACCAAGAGATAGCTACACGTACACACAATGATGAATTGAATTTAAATGAATCTATTACTTGTTACGGCTTAGGTTTAACTCAATCTACAGGCAATGTTACAGATCTAATTAAACAGCATATGTTTTGTAATGTACCGATAGATAAAGGAATTATGATAAATGAACTTAGCGAAGCATTGTGGAATATAGCTAATCTTACTAACGTGTTAGGTATTAACTTGGATGAGATAGCTGGTCATAGTGTTAACACTATCTTGATGAATAAACCTAATCAGACTATCAATTTAGACAATGGTATAAAACAAGGAGACAAAGTATTGTTTCAAGGTAGTAAATATCTTGTTGATGGATCGATAGGAAACTTATTGTTAATTAGCAATGATAAAGATGATAGACAAGTAACTGTGCAAGATGTTAAGAAAGTCGACAAGGAGTGATGTGCATTGTCTATTATGAAGCGATGTGGTCATCCAACATGTAATGTATTGATTAATCATAATGAAAGTTATTGTGATAAACACAAGCAATATGCAAATGAAAATTACAATGATTTGAGACGTCGAAACGATCCAGAGTATTTAAGATTTTATAAATCGAAAACGTGGCAAAACATGCGTCGAATTGTATTGTTAGAACATGATTTTATTTGTGTTTCTTGTGGCAATCAAGCGACTATGGTTGACCATATTGTACCAACAAAAATTGATTGGGCAAGAAGATTAGACAAAAGTAATTTACAGCCTTTGTGTGATGCTTGCCATAACCAAAAGACAAAAGAAGATTTGAAGAAATATTAAAAAAGATAAAAATAGGAAGTCCCCCAAAGATGAAACGGGCGTCAATGAAAGGTTCTGGAGAACGGAGCAGAGTTTTCTTCTCAAAAAATTCCCTTTATTTAAGTTTTTTTAGTAGGAGGTGCTAATTTATGGCGGGTAGACCTAAGAAGCTTTTGTCAAATTCGAACAAGAATTATACAAAAGAAGAAATTATTGAAAAAGAGCGTCAAGAAGCTCAATTAAATAAATTTTCTAAAATCGATACTGAACCACCGCACTTTTTAGATGAAATAGCGAAACAAGAATACTTAAGAATATTACCGCACATGCAAGAATTGCCAATTTCCAACTTAGATAAAGCACAATTAGCACAATATTGTAGTTTTTATAGTGACTTTGTTAAAGCAAGTTTGATTTTAGAGCGCGAAGACTTGATTTTAGAAGACGACAAAGGAAATCAAAAGGTTAATCCGGCGTTCAACATAAAGGAAAAAGCGGGTATTTGATTGCAACAAACAGCTAATACTTTAGGATTAACTATTGATAGCCGATTGCGTATTATGGTTCCTGATGAAAAAGAAGATGATGATCCATATATGGAATTTGTGAGTGATTAGTAATGACTGATTATGTTACTAAATACGCAAAAAAGGTAGTTTCAGGAGAAATTTTGGCAAGTTTGAAGAATATTCAAGTATGTAAACGTCACCTATCTTTTATGGAGAACCCGCCGAATGGTTGCCATTGGGATAATCATTTGTCTAACAAAGCAATTAAATTTGTGGAAATGCTTCCAGACCCTAAAACAAACCAGCCCATGCCTCTTATGGAGTTTCAGAAATTCATTGTTGGGAGCTTATACGGCTGGCGTAGAGGTCAATACAGAATGTTTACTAAAGCTTATATAAGTATGGCTAGAAAACAAGGTAAGTCTCTAATCGTATCGGGAATGTCCGTTAACGAACTGTTGTTTGGACAATACCCTAAATTTAATAGACAAATTTATGTAGCTTCATCTACTTATAAGCAAGCGCAAACAATATTCAAGATGGCAAGCCAACAAGTAAACCTAATGCGAAGTAAAAGCAAGTTTATCCGTGAAAAAACAGACGTAAGAAAGACAGACATTGAAGATGTATTAAGTAGTTCAGTGTTTGCACCTCTTTCCAATAACCCAGATGCGGTTGATGGTAAAGATCCTACAGTTGCTATTTTGGACGAATTGGCAAGTATGCCTGATGATGAGATGTACTCAAGGTTTAAAACAGGTATGACATTACAAAAAAATCCTTTAACCCTACTTGTTTCAACGGCCGGAGACAATTTAAATAGTCAAATGTACCAAGAGTATAAGTATATTAAACGTATTTTAAATGAAGAAGTAAGAGCTGATAATTACTTTGTATATTGTGCTGAAATGGATTCACAAGAAGAAGTTCAAGATGAAACAAAGTGGATTAAAGCAATGCCGCTTTTAGAATCAAAAGAACATAGAAAAACTATACTTCAAAATGTAAAAGCTGATATACAAGACGAATTAGAAAAAGGGACATCATATCATAAGATTTTGATTAAAAACTTCAATTTATGGCAAGCGCAAAGAGAAGATAGCTTGCTAGATATTTCAGATTGGGAACAAGTAATAACGCCTATGCCTAATATCAATGGTAAAGATGTGTATATAGGTGTCGACTTATCGAGATTGGATGACTTAACATCTGTAGGGTTTATTTTCCCTAACGACGATAAAAAAGTGTTTTTACATAGTCATTCTTTCATTGGATTAAGAACAAACTTAGAACAAAAATCTAAGAGAGACAAAATAAATTATGAATTAGCGATTGAACGTGGCGAAGCTGAGACTACACAATCAGATAGCGGCATGATTGATTATAAACAAGTTATCGATTTTATAGTGAAATTTATAACGACGCATGACCTGAATGTACAGGCTGTTTGCTATGACCCTTGGAATGCGCAAAGTTTTATAACAACAATCGAATCAATGGCTTTAGATTGGCCACTCATTGAAGTGGGACAAAGTTTTAAGGCGTTATCACAATCTATTAAAGAATTTAGAATGTGGGTTGCAGATGAAAGAATACAGCATAACGATAATATGTTACTTACAACATCAGTTAATAATGCCGTTTTGATTCGTGACGGAGAAGACAATGTGAAAATAAATAAAAAAATGAATCGTCAAAAAATAGATCCGATTATTTCGATTATCACAGCTTTCACTGAAGCTAGAATGCACGAATTCCAAGAAAATTGGACGGAGAAATATGAAAGCGAAGAATTCGGATTTTAAAGGTGGTGACAAAATGGACTTGAATAAAATAAATGTCTTTTTTAATTTCTTGGTTGCTAATTTGGTTAGCATCCTTTTTTTATTAGGTTTGTTTGTGGTTAATGTTTCTGTGTATAAAGCATTCGGTCAAAATATAGGACTTTTATGCATTGGTATAACACTGATTGTTATTTCGTTGATTTTAAATCACGAAAGCAATCAAGAAAGGAGTTAGTAGTTGTGGGGATTTTTTATAAAAATGAAAAACGAGACTTGCAATACAACGAAGATGATTTGCAAATGATGGTTCAAACTTTGCCAGGTTTTCAAGGAACAAAATTACGACAATATAAAGATATAGAAGCAATTAGGCATAGCGACATCTTTACGGCAGTTATGATGATTGCTTCTGATTTGGCGCGCATGCCAATTAGGGTGACAGTGAACGGCCAAATTAATTATAGTGACAGGATTGTTAATTTGTTAAATACACGTCCTAACCCAATGTATAACGGCTATATATTCAAATTAGTAGTGTTTGTTAGTGCCTTACTAACATCGCACGGCTATATTGAAATTACACGTGATAAAACAGGAGAACCTATGAATTTAACGTTCAGAAAGACATCCGAAATAGAATTGAAATCAGACGCAAGAGGTCGACTGTATTATTTTCATCAAAGGATAGACAGTAACGGAAATAATATAGAACGTAATGTTAAGTTTGAGGATATGCTAGACATCAAATTTTATTCGTTGGATGGTATAAATGGTTTGTCACTGTTAGACACATTAAGTCGCACGATAGAATCAGATAACAATGGAAAAGATTTCCTTAATAATTTCTTGCGAAATGGCACACATGCTGGTGGTATTTTGAAAATGAAAGGTGTATTAGATAATAAAAAAGCAAGAGACCGTGCCAGAGAAGAATTTCACAAAAGTTTTAGTGGAACTAAACAAGCTGGGAAAGTTGTCGTACTCGATGAATCAATGACGTTTGATCAATTAGAAGTTGATACAGAAGTTTTAAAGCTTATCAGAGAAAACAAATCATCAACAAGAGAAATAGCAGGTGTATTTGGTATTCCATTGCATAAGTTCGGCATAGAAACAGCGAACATGAGTATCACGGATGCTAATTTAGATTACTTATCAACTTTAAAACCTTATATTACATGCGTTTGTGCAGAATTGAATTTTAAGTTTAATGATGAATATGTGAATCGTGAATTTAAATTTGATACCACTGAAATACGAGTTGTTGATGAAAAAACACAAGCTGAAATTGACAAAATTAACATTGATTCTGGAAAGATGAATATCGATGAAATTAGACAACGTGATGGATTAGCGCCAATACCAGGCGGTAATGGTAGCATTCACAGAGTCGATTTAAACCATGTAAATATTGAACTTGTAGATGAGTATCAGATGAATAAATCGAGAGCTACTGATAAAAAATTGAAAGGTGGTGAGGAAAATGAGTAAGGAAACGAGAGTTGGCAACATTATTGAGGTACGCTCAAATGATAACAACGAAATGGTCATAGAGGGGTATGCGTTAAAGTTTGACACTTGGTCTGAAAATCTTGGTGGATTCAAAGAAACGATTTCACGTCGCGCTTTAGAAAACACTGATTTATCTGATGTGCGTTGTTTAGTAGATCATATCCCATCGCAAATAATTGGTAGGACAAAATCGGGTACTTTGGAGCTCGAAACTGATGATGTTGGACTTAAATATCGTTGTAAGTTACCAAACACAACATTTGCACGTGATTTATATGAGAACATGCGTGTAGGCAACATCAATCAATGTTCGTTTGGTTTTATGCTTGACGATAAAGGCGATGAAGTGCGTTTTGATGAACAAGAAAACATTTACAAACGTACTTTAACAGCAATTCGTGAACTTACAGATGTTTCTGTAGTGACTTATCCGGCTTACAAAGACACTGATGTTAAACCAGCATTACGTAGTATTGAAACCGTTAAAAAAGAACAACGTAAAAAAGAATTAGAAATAAGACTAAAGAAACACTCTATATTAAATAATATTTGGTGAAGTTGAACACCATTATCAAATACAGCCATTGGACATGCTGAATATAGCGATGTCTATTTTTTTATGCCAATTTTAGGAGGAAATTAAATGAAAACAAAAGAAGAGTTACAATCTGAGATTTCAGACATTAAAAGACAAATTGATTTAAAGGTGAAGTATGCAACGAGAGCACTTAATAACGATGAGTTAGAAAAAGCAGAAAAATTAGAACAAGAAATTACTGATTTACGTTCTCAAATCCAAGAAAAACAAGAAGAATTAGATAAGCTAAAAGAAAAAGATGGAACTTCAGAAAACAATCAACAATCAGTGGAAGTAAACGAAGCACGTACTTATCGAAATCAAGCAAACATTAATGATTTAGGTATTTCGATTCAAAACACAAAGGTAACATCACAAGAAGTTAGAGATTTTACTGAATATCTTGAAACACGCAATGATATTCAAGGTGGTTCGTTAAAAACAGACTCAGGATTTGTAGTTATTCCAGAGGAAATTGTTACAGATATTTTAAAATTAAAAGAGGTTGAGTTTAATCTTGATAAGTATGTGACGGTCAAACGTGTTACAAATGGTTCTGGTAAATATCCGGTAGTACGACAATCAGAAGTTGCAGCCCTTGAAAAAGTTGAAGAATTAGAAGAAAACCCTGAATTAGCAGTTAAACCATTCTTCCAATTAGCATATGACATTAATACACACCGTGGTTACTTCCGAATTTCACGTGAAGCAATCGAAGATGCAAAAGTGAATGTTTTGCAAGAATTGAAACTATGGATGGCGCGAACTATTGCAGCAACACGAAACAAAGCAATTATTGATGTTATCACTAAAGGATCAACGGGTTCTACAAGTTCAGGTTTTGAAAAAGAAGGCAAGAAATTAGAAGTTAAAAAAGCAAAATCTTTAGATGATATTAAAGATGCTATTAACCTGAATGTTAAGCCAAATTACGAACATAATGTTGCGATTGTTTCGCAAACTATGTTTGCAAAATTAGACAAAATGAAAGATAAGCTAGGAAACTATTTAATCCAGCCAGATGTTAAAGAAAAAACGCAACAGCGTTTATTAGGAGCTAAAATCGAAATTTTACCTGATGAAGTACTAGGGCAAAAAGGTAATAACACTTTGATTATCGGTAACTTAAAAGATGCGATTGTTTTATTTGACCGCTCTCAATACCAAGCATCATGGACTGACTACATGCATTTCGGAGAATGTTTAATGATTGCTGTACGTCAAGACTGTAGAATTCTAGATTATAAATCAGCAATTGTGATTGAATATGATGATAGTGAACGCGGTGAAGGCGATCTTGGCTTAGAAGCATAATAAGCGCTCGATACTTTATAAAGAGGTGATAAACTATGGCAATGTATGAAGTGAAGAAATCTTATACTGACTTGGAAAAAGGCCAGTATTTAAAGTCAGGTAAACGTGTTGAAATGACAGTAAAACGTGCTGAATATGTTAACAAAAAGCTGAAAGAGCATGGAGTAATACTTGAAAGAGTGAAAGAAGAATAGGTGATTGAATGCAATTAACAGCTGAGGAACTTAAGTTATTAAAAAAGCATTGCAAAATAGATCACAATTCAGAGGACGACTTATTAGGAATATATTACTCTTGGGCATTCCATGAAATAGCTAGCGCTGTTACGGATGAACCAAGTAAATATATTGATTGGTTTAAAAGTCATCCTCTATTTGCTCGTGCTATATACCCTTTAGCAAGTTACTATTTTGAAAACCGTATTGCTTATTTGGATAGGGATTTATCGCTTGCGCCTCATATGGTTTTGAGTACTGTGCATAAGTTGAGAGGTTCATTTGAGCAATTTTTGGAGAGTGAAAATGATGAAATTTAATTCCAATAAATTAAATGAACGCATAGATTTTTGTGAAGATGTAAGCGAGAGAGTGAACGGAAATCCGATGAAACCGAAGACGAAAATATTATACTCTTGTTTCGCTTGCATTCAAGAATCTAAAGAATCCGACACTCAAACGAATCTCAATACAGGTAGCAAATTCATTAAAACTATTATTATCAGAGATACACGAGGTGATTATAAACCAACAAATAAGCATTACGTCTTGCATGAAGGGCAAAGGTTTAACATCAAATATGTAAAGCCAGATTATCAAGATAAATCTTATTTGCGTATCTATGGCGAGGTGGTCATTTAATGGGGGCAAGAATTGAAAGTAATAACATTGAACAAGGTTTGAAAAATGCAGTTTTAAAAATGAATTTAAATAGTAATGTAATTGTCAAAGCTGGGGCTATGTCATTAGTCCCGCTTTTAAAAAGTAATACACCTTTTGCGAATACTAAAAAGCATGCTCGCGATCACATAGCTGTTTCTAATGTGAAAACAGACAGACACACAAGTGAGAAAATCGTTACAATTGGTTACGCTAAAGGCGTCTCACACCGTATTCATGCAACAGAATTTGGAACAATGTACCAAAAACCACAATTGTTTATAACAAAAACAGAAAAGCAAGGGAAAAACAAAGTTTTAAAAACAATGCTTGATACTGCTAAGAGGTTGCAAAAATGATTAATGTTACCAAAATAATTAGAAACGCTATTATTGCAAATAACATTACAGATGAAGTGAATGTGTTTAACTACACTATAGATGACCATTTTCACGAAAAAACTGACAAGCCTATTATTCGTATATATCCCTTACCGTTCAATCCTGACACATACGCTGATGATAACGAGATTTCAAGAGAATACCATTACCAAATTGATGTTTGGTGGTCTCAAGATGAACCGAACGAGCAAGCAGAAAAAATTGTTGAGTTACTCAAAGTGATAAATTTTCAATGTTATTACAGAGAACCGTTATACGAGAGTGACGTCATGTCATTCAGACATATTATAAGAGCAAAAGGCTCGATTTTATCAATGAAATTGGAGGAAAATTAAATGATTGAAAAATTGAAACAAGCACCAAGATTTTTAAAATTAAACTTACAACATTTTGCAGATACAGGAGTTTCGGGTATCGCAATTGGGGTATCAAACTTTTATTATGCACCTATTTTAAAAGATACAGAAAATGAATGGGAAACTGGAGCTGGCACACGTATTCGTTTCTTAAAAGAAATTGAAGTAGACCGTCCACAAGATACCGAGGAAGATTATGGAGATGATATGGTCGCAGCAACTGCTGTATCTAATGGTAAACTGAGTGTTAAGACAACATTTGTTACTGTTCCTGCTGACGATAAGGCGTTCTTGAATGGCGCTAAAAAAGGTGTAGGTGGTTATAAATATGGAGCTAAGGATATTCCGCCAGATGTAGCGATTGTATTTGAAAGACGTAATCATGATGAGTCTTCAGAATGGGTTGGCTTGTTCAAAGGTAAATTCACTCGTTCAAGCATCAAAGGGCAAACGAAACAAGATAAGGTTGAATTCCAAAATGATGATGTAGAAGGTAACTTTATTGATCGTTTATTTGATGAAAGCTCGCATGTTACAGGCTATGATAAAAAAGGAAGCACTACAGGGCGCGATTATGTATTCATGGAAACATTTGGTAAAACTTATGATGAATTCATGTCTAGTCGAGGAGAACAAAATATGGAACCTGTAGAAAAAGAAATGAAAAAAACAGAAAAAGTTGAAGTCACTTCTGTAAACGTCACTGATGAACAAGTTACAGTTAAAGTTGATGCTACTAAACAACTATCAGCCACAACCGAACCATCTGGACAGAAAGTAACTTATGCAGTGACTGAGGGGCAAACGTATGCTAGCGTAACATCAACTGGTCTCGTTAAAGGTTTGGCGGAAGGTAATGCGACCGTTACAGCGACTGCAGGAAAGCAAACTGATACTGTGCAAATTACAGTACAATCTAATTTAGAAATGTAAGTTTTGAGGGCTTAACGCCCTCTTTTTATTTTGGCCAAATTAAAAAGAAAGTAGGAATTTAATAATGGAACGTACATCAATTGAATTAATTACAGGATTTACAAAAACAGGAAAGCCGCAATATCAAAAGTATTTAGCAAAGCCGATTATTACTTTGTTTGAAACAATTCAAGGTTCAAAATTAGGTTTGAAACTTAACAAAGCCTTTAAGGGGGCTGATTTTAAAGATCTAACAGAAGAAGAATTTAATAACTTAAGTGTGACAGAACAGGAAGAATACAAAAACAAGCAAGAAGAATACGAAAACAACATGGCTGTACAAATGGAAGTATTGGAAGAAGTTTTGGATTTCATCGTTGAAGCTTTTGATAATCAATTTACTAGTATAGAACTTCAAAAAGGATTACCAAATGGTCAAGAAGGTATTGAAAAGATTGGACAGTTAATTGGACGCATTACAGGTGGGGAACCTAGCGATACAAAAAAGTTCGTGACAGAGAATCAGAAATAAGAAAAGAAGATTTAACACCTGAAGCTGTCTACAACAATTACAGGAAAATAGCTAAAGATTTGATAGAAAACGGCATGGATGCAGAAAAAGTGGCTAACATGCCGATACACTTCTTTTTAGACATTGTCGAATCGAAGATTGAAACAAAGCGAACTGCGAAAAGTTTTAAAGATATTTTTTAATCAGCCTTTAAAGGTTGATTTTTTATTTACATCTTGGAAGAAAGGAGGTTTTTAAATGCCTAATCCTATAGGTAATATGGTCATAAAGGTTGATTTAGATGGTTCTGGATTCAATAGAGGTGTGACAGGTTTAAATAGGCAAATGAAAATGGTTTCGCGTGAGCTTTCGGCTAATTTATCACAATTTTCTAGATATGATAATTCATTAGAAAAGTCGAAGATAAAAGTCGAAGGTTTGAGTAAAAAACAAAAAGTTCAAGCCCAGATTACTAAAGAGCTGAAAGATAGTTATGACAAACTTAGTAAAGAAACTGGTGAAAACAGTGCAAAGACACAAGCTGCGGCTGCTAAATACAATGAAGCTTACGCTAAATTAAACCAATATGAGCGAGAGTTAAACCAAGCCACACAAGAATTAAAAGACATGCAAAGAGAGCAGAAAGCATTAAATACTGCAATGGGAAAACTTGGTACCAACTTTAATAATTTTGGTCCTAAACTTCAAGAAATTGGTAACAGTATGAAAAATGTAGGCCGTAACATGACTATGTATGTAACTGCGCCGGTGGTTGCTGGGTTTGCTGTAGCAGCTAAAAAAGGTATTGAATTCGATGACAGTATGAGAAAAGTTAAAGCAACTTCAGGTGCTACTGGTGAAGAGTTTGAAGCTTTGAAGAAAAAGGCTCGCGAAATGGGTGCAACAACAAAATTTAGCGCATCAGATTCGGCTGAAGCATTAAATTACATGGCACTTGCTGGTTGGGATTCTAAGCAAATGATGGAAGGTTTAAGCGGAGTTATGGATTTAGCGGCAGCATCTGGCGAAGAACTGGGAGCAGTAAGTGACATTGTTACAGATGGACTAACGGCATTTGGTTTAAAAGCAAAGGATAGTGGTCATTTTGCGGACGTTTTAGCACAAACTAGCTCGAAGGCAAATACGGATGTTAGAGGGCTCGGAGAAGCTTTTAAATATGTCGCTCCTGTAGCAGGTGCGTTAGGTTACACGATTGAAGATACATCTATTGCGATAGGTTTAATGAGTAATGCTGGTATCAAAGGTGAAAAAGCAGGTACAGCGTTACGAACAATGTTCACCAATCTTTCAAGTCCGACTAGAGCTATGGGGAATGAAATGGAGCGCTTAGGAATATCTATTACAGATAGTAATGGGAAAATGATTCCTATGCGAAAGCTTTTAGACCAACTGAGAGAAAAATTTAAACATCTTTCAAAAGACCAACAAGCTAGTTCTGCAGCTACAATATTTGGTAAAGAAGCGATGTCAGGAGCATTAGCAATTATAAATGCTTCTGATGAAGACTATCAAAAGTTAACCAAATCTATAGATTCATCTACCGGGGCATCTAAAAGAATGGCCGATACAATGGAATCTGGTTTAGGTGGGAAATTAAGAACTTTAAGGTCGCAATTAGAAGAACTAGCCTTAACGATTTATGACAGAATAGAACCAGCACTAAAGATTATAGTAAGTGCTTTTAGCAAAGTAGTGACATGGGTTACTAAATTACCAACGTCAATTCAATTAGCGGTTGTTGGGTTTGGATTATTTGCAGCAGTTTTAGGTCCTTTAGTTTTTATGTTCGGTTTGTTTATCAGCGTGATGGGGAATGCAATGACAGTTTTAGGACCCTTGTTAATAAACGTTAATAAAGCTGGTAGTATATTCGCGTTTTTAAGAACTAAAATCGCATCACTTGTTAAACTATTTCCGATTTTAGGTGTGTCGATATCCAGTTTAACGTTACCCATAACATTAATTGTAGGTGCATTAGTTGGTATTGGCATAGCTTTCTATCAAGCTTATAAACGTTCAGAAACTTTTAGAAATATTGTAAATCAGGCAATCTCTGGTGTAGCAAACGCATTTAAAGCAGCTAAACTAGCGTTACAAGGTTTCTTTGATTTATTCAAAGGTGATAGTAAAGGCGCGGTTACCCTAGAGAAGATATTTCCACCCGAAACTGTAGCAGGAATACAAAATGTAGTTAATACGATTAGAACAACTTTCTTTAAAGTAGTTGATGCAATCGTTGGTTTCGCCAAAGAGATAGGCGCTCAATTAGCCTCTTTCTGGAAAGAGAACGGCTCAGAAATAACACAAGCTTTGCAAAATATAGCTGGTTTCATTAAAGCAACCTTTGAATTTATTTTTAACTTTATTATTAAACCAATCATGTTTGCGATTTGGCAAGTGATGCAATTTATTTGGCCGGCGGTTAAAGCTTTGATTGTCAGCACTTGGGAAAATATCAAAGGTGTAATACAAGGGGCTATTAATATTATTTTGGGTATTATCAAAGTGTTCTCTAGTCTTTTCACAGGAAACTGGCGAGGCGTTTGGGACGGCATTGTAATGATACTGAAAGGTACTGTGCAGTTAATTTGGAATTTAATACAACTGTGCTTTGTAGGTAAAATTCTAGGTGTAGTGAGATACTTTGGTGGATTACTTAAAGGTTTAATAACTATTATATGGGTTGCTATAATAGGCGTTTTCAAGAAATCATTATCGGCAATTTGGAATGCAACAAAAAGTATTTTTGGTTTCTTATTCAATAGTGTTAAATCTATTTTCACTAATATGAAAAACTGGTTATCTAGTACGTGGAATAATATCAAAAGCAATACCGTCGGCAAGGCTCATTCGTTATTTACGGGTGTAAGGTCTAAATTCACAAGTTTATGGAATGCGACGAAAGATATATTTACTAAATTAAGAAATTGGATGTCAAACATCTGGAACTCTATTAAAGATAACACTGTAGGTATAGCTGGTCGCTTATGGGATAGAGTGCGTAACATCTTTGGAAGCATGCGTGACGGTTTAAAATCTATCATTGGTAAAATTAAAGATCATATCGGTGGTATGGTAGACGCTGTTAAAAGAGGTCTTAATAAATTAATTGAAGGTTTAAACTGGGTCGGTGGTAAGTTGGGTATGGACAAAATACCGAAGTTACACACTGGTACTGAACATACGCATACTACTACAAGATTAGTTAAGAACGGTAAGATTGCGCGGGATACGTTCGCTACGGTTGGGGATAAAGGACGTGGAAATGGTCCGAATGGTTTCAGAAATGAAATGATTGAATTCCCTAATGGCAAACGGGTACTTACGCCTAATACAGATACGACAGCGTACTTACCTAAAGGTTCAAAAGTATATAACGGCGCACAAACTTATTCAATGTTAAATGGAACGCTTCCAAGATTTAGCATAGGTACTATGTGGAAAGATATTAAATCCGGTGCATCATCGGCATTTAACTGGACAAAAGATCAAATAGGTAAAGGTACAAAGTGGCTTGGCGATAAAGTTGGTGATGTCATGGACTTTATCGATAATCCAGGCAAACTTTTAGATTATGTACTTCAAGCGTTTGGAGTTGATTTCAGTTCTCTAACTAAAGGTATGGGTATTGCTGGCGATATAACAAAAGCTGCATGGTCTAAGATTAAGAAAAGTGCAATCAAGTGGCTTGAGGATGCTTTCGCAGAGTCGGGTGATGGCGGTGTATTAGATATGAATAAATTACGTTACTTATACGGTCACACTGCTGCTTATACACGAGAAACCGGACGCCCATTCCATGAAGGTCTGGATTTTGATTACATTTTCGAACCTGTTCCATCAACCATTAATGGTAGAGCACAAGTTATGCCTTTTCATAATGGTGGTTATGGAAAATGGGTGAAAATTGTAAAGGGCGCCTTAGAAGTTATTTATGCACATTTATCTAAATATAAAGTTAAAACTGGTCAACAAGTTAGGGTCGGCCAGACTGTTGGTATATCGGGGAATACGGGGTTTAGTACAGGACCTCACTTACATTATGAGATGCGTTGGAATGGAAGACATAGAGACCCGTTACCGTGGTTAAGAAAGAATAATGGGGGCGGCAAAAGTACACCCGGTGGTAATGGTGCAGCTAATGCTAGACGAGCTATTAAGGCTGCTCAAAATATTTTAGGAGGAAGGTATAAGGCGAGTTGGATTACTAACGAGATGATGCGTGTTGCGAGTCGTGAATCCAATTATACAGCTAATGCAGTCAATAATTGGGATAGCAACGCAAGAGCTGGTATACCTTCAAGAGGTATGTTCCAAATGATAGATCCTTCATTTAGAGCGTACGCAAAGTCGGGTTACAATAATCCTCTCAACCCAACTCATCAAGCTATATCGGCTATGAGATATATTGTGGGTAAATGGGTACCAAGAACAGGCTCATGGAGAGCTGCGTTCAAACGCGCTGGTGATTACGCATATGCTACTGGTGGCAAAGTCTATAACGGATTGTACCACTTAGGGGAAGAAGGATATCCAGAGTGGATAATACCTACTGATCCAAGTAGAGCGAACGAAGCACACAAATTATTAGCTTTAGCTGCTAACGATATTGATAACCGCTCTAAAAATAAGCGACCAAACAACTTACCAAATCCAAGTATAAGTAATAGTGATACAAACTATATTCATACATTGGAGAATAAACTGGATGCGGTTATTAATTGTTTGGTTAGTTTGGTTGAGTCTAATCAAGTTATTGCAGATAAGGATTACGAACCAGTTATTAATAAGTATGTGTTTGAAGATGAGGTAAATAATTCTATCGATAAACGAGAGCGTCACGAATCTACAAGAGTTAGATTTAGAAGAGGAGGCACGATAATCTAATGCAAGATACAATTCAAATAGACAATAAAACCATTGAATGGTTAGTTGTACAAAGAGGGTTTGAGATACCCTCTTTTAATTTTGTTACTGAAAAAGAAAGTGTGAAAGGTAGAACAGGTTCTATTGCTAAAGCTCGTTATCTAAATGATATCGAATTTGAATTACCTCTAATAATTAGAAATGAAGTCTTGGCGCCAGGTGGACAAAAAACGCATGACGATATATTGGAAGAGTTAGTTGAATTTTTTGATATTGACAATTTAAAGCCGAAAAAACTTAAATTCAAATCTCAAAACTGGTATTGGTTTGCATACTTTGATGGACCATTAAAATTACCGAAAAACCCAAGAGGTTCAGTGAAGTTCACTATCAAAGTAGTACTAACAGACCCTTACAAATATTCAGTAACAGGAAATAAAAATACTGCGATTTCAGACCAAGTTTCAGTTGTAAATAGTGGGACTGCTGACACTCCTTTAATTGTTGAAGCCCGAGCAATTAAACCATCTAGTTACTTTATGATCACTAAAAATGATGAAGATTATTTTATGGTTGGTGATGATGAGGTAACCAAAGAAGTTAAGGATTACATGCCTCCTGTTTATCATAGTGAGTTTCGTGATTTCAAAGGTTGGACTAAGATGATTACTGAAGATATTCCAAGTAATGATTTAGGTGGTAAGGTCGGCGGTGACTTTGTGATATCCAATCTTGGCGAAGGATATAAAGCAACTAATTTTCCTGATGCAAAAGGTTGGGTTGGTGCTGGCACGAAACGAGGGCTCCCTAAAGCGATGACAGATTTTCAAATTACCTATAAATGTATTGTTGAACAAAAAGGTAAAGGTGCCGGAAGAACAGCACAACATATTTATGATAGTGATGGTAAGTTACTTGCTTCTATTGGTTATGAAAATAAATATCATGATAGAAAAATAGGACATATTGTTGTTACGTTGTATAACCAAAAAGGAGACCCCAAAAAGATATACGACTATCAGAATAAACCGATAATGTATAACTTGGACAGAATCGTTGTTTATATGCGGCTCAGAAGAGTAGGTAATAAATTTTCTATTAAAACTTGGAAATTTGATCACATTAAAGACCCAGATAGACGTAAACCTATTGATATGGATGAGAAAGAGTGGATAGATGGCGGTAAGTTTTATCAGCGTCCAGCTTCTATCATAGCTATCTATAGTGCGAAGTATAACGGTTATAAGTGGATGGAGATGAATGGATTAGGTTCATTCAATACGGAGATTCTACCGAAACCGAAAGGCGCAAGGGATGTCATTATACAAAAAGGTGATTTAGTGAAAATAGATATGCAAGCAAAAAGTGTTGTCATCAATGAGGAACCAATGTTGAGCGAGAAATCGTTTGGAAGTAATTATTTCAATGTTGATTCTGGGTACAGTGAATTAATCATACAACCTGAAAACGTCTTTGATACGACGGTTAAATGGCAAGATAGATATTTATAGAAAGGAGATGAGAGTGTGATACATGTTTTAGATTTTAACGACAAGATTATAGATTTCCTTTCTACTGATGACCCTTCCTTAGTTAGAGCGATTCATAAACGTAATGTTAATGACAATTCAGAAATGCTTGAACTGCTCATATCATCAGAAAGAGCTGAAAAGTTCCGTGAACGACATCGTGTTATTATAAGGGATTCAAACAAACAATGGCGTGAATTTATTATTAACTGGGTTCAAGATACGATGGACGGCTACACAGAGATAGAATGTATAGCGTCTTATCTTGCTGATATAACAACAGCTAAACCGTATGCACCAGGCAAATTTGAGAAAAAGATAACTTCAGAAGCATTGAAAGATGTGTTGAGTGATACAGGTTGGGAAGTTTCTGAACAAACCGAATACGATGGCTTACGTACTACGTCATGGACTTCTTATCAAACTAGATATGAAGTTTTAAAGCAATTATGTACAACCTATAAAATGGTATTGGATTTTTATATAGAGCTTAGTTCTAATACCGTCAAAGGTAGATATGTGGTACTCAAAAAGAAAAACAGCTTATTCAAAGGTAAAGAAATTGAGTATGGTAAAGATTTGGTTGGGTTAACTAGGAAGATTGATATGTCAGAAATCAAAACAGCATTAATTGCTGTGGGACCCGAAAACGACAAAGGAAAGCGTTTAGAGTTAGTTGTGACAGATGACGAAGCACAAAGTCAATTCAACTTACCTACCCGTTATATTTGGGGAATATACGAACCTCAATCAGATGATCAAAATATGAATGAAACACGGTTGCGTTCTTTAGCCAAAACAGAGTTAAATAAACGTAAGTCGGCAGTTATGTCATATGAGATTACTTCTACTGATTTGGAAGTTACGTATCCGCACGAGATTATATCAATTGGTGATACAGTCAGAGTAAAACATAGAGATTTTAACCCGCCATTGTATGTAGAGGCAGAAGTTATTGCCGAAGAATATAACATAATTTCAGAAAATAGCACATATACATTCGGTCAACCTAAAGAGTTCAAAGAATCAGAATTACGAGAAGAGTTTAACAAGCGATTGAACATAATACATCAAAAGTTAAACGATAATATTAGCAATATCAACACTATAGTAAAAGATGTTGTAGATAGTGAATTAGAATACTTTGAACGCAAAATACACAAAAGTGATACACCGCCAGAAAATCCAGTCAATGATATGCTTTGGTATGATACAAGTAACCCTGATGTTGCTGTCTTGCGTAGATATTGGAATGGTCGATGGATTGAAGAAACACCAAATGATGTTGAAAAATTAGGTGGTATAACAAGAGAGAAAGCGCTATTCAGTGAATTAAACAATATATTTATTAATTTATCTATACAACACGCTAGTCTTTTGTCAGAAGCTACAGAATTACTGAATAGCGAGTACTTAGTAGATAATGATTTGAAAGCGGACTTACAAGCAAGTTTAGACGCTGTGATTGATGTTTATAATCAAATTAAAAATAATTTAGAATCTATGACACCCGAAACTGCAACGATTGGTCGGTTGGTAGATACAAAAACTTTATTTCTTGAGTATAGAAAGAAATTACAAGATGTTTATACAGATGTAGAAGATGTCAAAATCGCCATTTCAGATAGATTTAAATTATTACAGTCACAATACACTGATGAAAAATATAAAGAAGCGTTGGAAATAATAGCAACAAAATTTGGTTTAACGGTGAATGAAGATTTGCAGTTAGTCGGAGAACCTAATGTTGTTAAATCAGCTATTGAAGCAGCTAGAGAATCCACAAAAGAACAATTACGTGACTATGTAAAAACATCGGACTATAAAACAGACAAAGACGGTATTGTTGAACGTTTAGATACTGCTGAAGCTGAGAGAACGACTTTAAAAGGTGAAATCAAAGATAAAGTTACGTTAAACGAATATCGAAACGGATTGGAAGAACAAAAACAATATACTGATGACCAGTTAAGTGATTTGTCCAATAATCCTGAGATTAAAGCAAGTATTGAACAAGCAAATCAAGAAGCGCAAGAAGCTTTAAAATCATACATTGATGCTCAAGATGATCTTAAAGAGAAGGAATCGCAAGCGTATGCTGATGGTAAAATTTCGGAAGAAGAGCAACGCGCTATACAAGATGCTCAAGCTAAACTTGAAGAGGCAAAACAAAACGCAGAACTAAAGGCTAGAAACGCTGAAAAGAAAGCTAATGCTTATACAGACAACAAGGTCAAAGAAAGCACAGATGCACAGAGGAAAACATTGACTCGCTATGGTTCTCAAATTATACAAAATGGTAAGGAAATCAAATTAAGAACTACAAAAGAAGAGTTTAATGCTTCTAAAAGAACACTATCAAGAGTGTTAGCAGACATCACTGTAAATGCTATGAAAGGCATCTATTTAAGGTATGACGAAAATGGGGCGATTACTTCACATACTATTGATAAAGATGGCGTGAAAATTAGTGGCGATAAAGTTGATATAACAGCGAATAGAGAATTTAATGTAGTCGCAAATAATATTAATAACAAAGTTGGTAAAAATGACATTGTTAATAGCCTAAACTTATCAAATGAAGGTCTTGACATCAATGTGAATAGAATTGGTATTAAAGGCGGAAATGCTAACCGTTATGTACAAGTTCAAAATGATTTTATTGAACTTGGCGGAATCGTACAACGAACTTGGAAAGGCAAACGATCAACCGATGATATATTCACACGTCTTAAAGATGGACATCTAAGGTTTAGAAATAATACCGCAGGCGGTTCACTTTATATGTCACATTTTGGTATTTCAACATATATTGATGGAGAAGGCGAAGACGGAGGTTCATCCGGTACTATTCAATGGTGGGATAAAACTTACAGTGATAGCGGTATGAATGGCATAACAATCAATTCTTATGGCGGTGTAGTCGCTTTAACATCTGACTACAACCGAATTATTATCGATTCATATGCTTCAGCTAATATTGAAAGTAGAGAAGCACCGATATATTTATCTCCGAACACCAAAAATAAACCTGGTTTAAACCGATTCGCATTCACATTATCAAACGCTGATAGTGCATACGAAACTGACGGTTATATCATGTTTGGTTCAGATGAAAACTATAAGTACGGTGCTGGATTAAGATTTTCTAAACGTAGCAATAAAGGATTGGTTCAAGTCGTTAATGGTGACTATGCTACAGGCGGAGACACTACAATTGAGTCAGGTATGGGCAAATTCAACATAGTTAAACGAAGAGATGGAAATAGTTACGTTAGCATTCAAAGTTATGATTTATTGGCGGTAGGTTCTGATAATGCTGGCGATAGAGTCGCTTCTAATTCTATTTATAAGCGTACTTATTCAGCACCTGCTAACTTACACATTACTTCTGCTGGAACAATTGGGCGTGCTACTTCTGCCAAAAAGTATAAAATTTCAATCGAAAATCAATACATCAATGAAGACGATCAGTTCAGTCATTCAAAAGAGATTTTAAAGCTTCCAATTCGTACATGGTTTGACAAATATGAATCGGAAATAATGGCTAAAGAATTGGAAAGTGGTAAAAAGTTATCTGATGATACTTTTAAACTTAGTCGACATACTGGCTTAATAGCGGAAGAGGTTGAAGAATTAGGATTTAATGAATTTGTTATTTATGATGACAACGGAGAAATCGAAGGTATCGCATACGATAGACTTTGGGTTCATTTAATACCTATTATTAAAAACCAGCAATCAAAAATCGAAAAACTGGAGGAATTAATAAATGAATGATAGCAATCAAGGTTTACAAGCCAATCCACAATATACAATTCACTATTTATCGCAAGAAATCACAAGACTAACACAAGAAAATGCAATGTTAAAAGCATATATACAAGAACAAAATGAAAAAAGCAAAAGTGCTGAGGAAGAGTAATCCTTGGCACTATTTTTATACAAAAATTTAAGGAGGTCATTTAATATGGCAAATGAAATTATCAAAAAAACAGAGAGATTTATTTTAGTACAAATTGACAAAGAGGGAACAGAGCGCGTTTTGTATCAAGATTTTGTAGGCAGTTTTACAACGTCCGATTCAGCAAGTTATGCACAAGATTTTAAATCTGAGGAAAACGCTAAAAAGATTGCTGAAACTTTAAATCTTTTATATCAATTAACAGGCAATCAAAACGGTGTGAAAGTTGTGAAAGAAGTTGTGGATAGAACTGACTTGTCATCTGATAAATCAGTTGATAGCGAAATAATGTAACTATACTAAGTTATGAGCATTACGCTCATAGCTTTCTTAGAAAGTAGGTGTAGTTTTGGATGATATTCAGAAAATAAAAAAAGAGCTTTCTGAATTAGTTGAACGTGTTGATGATGTTGAAATACTAGCAAACGAAACAGCTGATCATGTGCTTGAACTTAGAGAGGAACATAAGCAACATCATAATGAACTAAGAGAATCTCATAAAGAACTTAAAGATAAGCAAGATAAAGTTGTAGATGAGAATTTAGAGCAAACAAAGATATTAAACAGAATTGAAGAAAGATATCAAACGCAAGTAGATGTTGCGCAAAAAAATGAAGAAAAGACACTCGCCCAAAATAAATGGCTCGTAGGTGCCATATGGGCGCTTGTAACAATTGTTATGATTGCAGTCATTACTGCATCAATTACTGCGTTATTACCTTAAGGGAGGTGGACATAATGAGTTGGGCAAGATGGTTATCATGTTATTTGTATGGTCGTAAATGTAAATAATGTTTTTGGTCAGTGCATCGGCACTGGCTTTTTATTTATTGTTGTAATTATGGTAATATGCAGAAGTGAGCAAGTTGGATAGATGGTGGCTATCTGAGTATAAGGAGGTGGTGCCTATGTTGGCATTACTGAAATCTTTAGAAAGGAGATGCCTAATGATTACAATTAGTACCATGTTGCAGTTTGGTTTATTCCTTATTGCATTGATAGGTCTAGTAATCAAGCTTATTGAATTAAGCAATAAAAAATAACCATCGCTAACTTTGGCTGGTTTCGATGGTTAAATGGTTATTAATTTAATCTTTAATCTAAAATAGCCACCGTCTTTTTAACGGGCTCATTAGGGTAACATGTTTGCGCATGTTGCCCTTTTTCTATATATAAATTAACACACCATAATATAAATATCAAATAGACGGCTTATTAGTCGTCTTTTTATTTTGGGTAAAAGGAGATAAGAATATGATTAATTGGAAAATTAGAATGAAACAAAAATCATTTTGGGTAGCGATATTGTCAGCTATCTTTTTATTTGCTCAAAACATCGCAAAAGCTATTGGGTATGATATCCAAGTTTATACAGAGCAATTAACAGACGGTTTAAACGCTATATTAGGATTTTTAGTATTAACTGGTGTGATTCAAGACCCGACTACTAAAGGTATAGGTGATAGCCACCAAGCTTTAGAATATGAAGAACCAAGAAGAAAATACTAGGAGGTAAAATAATGAAAACATACAGTGAAGCAAGAGCAAGGTTACGTTGGTATCAAGGTAGATATATTGATTTTGACGGTTGGTATGGTTACCAATGTGCAGATTTAGCAGTTGATTACATTTATTGGTTGTTAGAAATTAGAATGTGGGGAAATGCAAAAGATGCAATCAATAACGATTTTAAAAACATGGCAACAGTATATGAAAACACACCATCGTTTGTTCCACAAATAGGTGATGTGGCTGTATTTACCAAAGGAATATATAAACAATACGGTCATATTGGTTTAGTGTTTAATGGTGGTAATACAAACCAATTTTTAATTTTGGAACAGAACTATGACGGTAACGCAAATACGCCTGCAAAGTTACGTTGGGATAATTATTACGGCTGTACTCACTTTATTAGACCTAAGTATAAAAGTGAGGGCTTAATGAATAAGATCACAAATAAAGTTAAACCACCTGCTCAAAAAGCAGTCGGTAAATCTGCAAGTAAAATAACAGTTGGAAGTAAAGCGCCTTATAACCTTAAATGGTCAAAAGGTGCTTATTTTAATGCGAAAATCGACGGCTTAGGTGCTACTTCAGCCACTAGATACGGTGATAATCGTACTAACTATAGATTCGATGTTGGACAGGCTGTATACGCGCCTGGAACATTAATATATGTGTTTGAAATTATAGATGGTTGGTGTCGCATTTATTGGAACAATCATAATGAGTGGATATGGCATGAGAGATTGATTGTGAAAGAAGTGTTTTAATTCTTAGGTTAAAATGTTAAATATTTGTTAATTATTTTTTAATGTAAGTTTAGTTTCTTTTAATATTTTATTGATTTTTAATATTTTCTCAATATAAAATGAAGTTGTTGATATTTATCATCTTAAATAAGGGTGTTAGCTATAAAAAGAGATAAATAAAAACAAATATATTATATTTGGAGGAAGCGCCATGCTCAAAAGAAGTTTATTATTTTTAACTGTTTTATTGTTATTATTCTCATTTTCTTCAATTACTAATGAGGTAAGTGCATCAAGTTCATTCGACAAAGGAAAATATAAAAAAGGCGATGACGCGAGTTATTTTGAACCAACAGGCCCGTATTTGATGGTAAATGTGACTGGAGTTGATGGTAAAGGAAATGAATTGCTATCCCCTCGTTATGTCGAGTTTCCTATTAAACCTGGGACTACACTTACAAAAGAAAAAATTGAATACTATGTCGAATGGGCATTAGATGCGACAGCATATAAAGAGTTTAGAGTAGTTGAATTAGATCCAAGCGCAAAGATCGAAGTCACTTATTATGATAAGAATAAGAAAAAAGAAGAAACGAAGTCTTTCCCTATAACAGAAAAAGGTTTTGTTGTCCCAGATTTATCAGAGCATATTAAAAACCCTGGATTCAACTTAATTACAAAGGTTGTTATAGAAAAGAAATAAAACAAAATAGTTGTTTATTATAGAAAGCAATGTCTTGCTTGAATATGTGTAGTGAAAATTATCTTTCATCAAATTCTCATTCATGCACGAATGGCTCTTCCCCACCTAATCAGATATTAGGTGACTTATGGGGAGAAATCAGTTAGGATGAAAAAGTGGATAATCCTTTTTTTAGGCAGGTACTTCGGTACTTGCCTATTTTTTTATGTTATAATCTTTCTAGACGTATTCAAAGGACGTCTTTTTAGATTGTATGTTATAGCTAGCTTTCGGGCTAGTTTTTTGTTATGATGCGTTACACATGCATCAACTATTTACATCTATCCTTGTTCACCCAAGCATGTCACTGGGTGTTTTTTTTCTTATGATAGAGAGCATAGTTTTCATACTACTCCCTCGTAGTATATATGACTTTAGCATTCCCATATAATAGTTTACGGGGTGCTTTTTATGTTATAATTAACTGTATATAGTAGGAGTGAACTATATAGCCTGTTAAGTGGCCTAGTAACCTAACACTTATCCTGCAATTGATATCCTTTTTGCCCTTCACTCGATACATATATCTCAACAACATAGAAATATTACAGTCGCTACACCGCATCTTAAATGGTGTGGTTATTTTTATTGGAAGTGTGTATCAGGTATCAGTAATGTTAAAACACCAGCTAAAAATGAAAAGAATTCACCAGTGCCAGCAGGTTATACACTCGATAAAAACAATGTACCGTATAAAAAGAGACTGGTTATTACACAGTTGCCAATGTTAAAAGTAATAACGTGAGGGATGGCTATTCAACTAATTCAAGAATTACAGGTGTATTACCCAATAACGCAACGATCAAATATGACGGCGCATATTGCATCAATGGCTATAGATGGATTACTTATATTGCTAATAGTGGACAACGTCGTTATATAGCGACAGGAGAGGTAGACAAGGCAGGTAATAGAATAAGCAGTTTTGGTAATTTTAGCGCAGTTTGAAAAAAAGTGTGTAAAGTTTCATATGAAGTTAATTAATTTATTATAGAATAGTTTAAAATTATGCTATAATCATTTTAGACACAGCAATGTGTTCAAATTTTCATCTATTCATAAGCTAGCCTTCGGGCTAGTTTTTTTTTGCTATATATTTGTTTTAATTAAATAAAATTAGATAATGCAATAGTAGCCATTTTATGTTAATATTACCTTGGGCGTTTTCAAGGAGCGCCTTTCATTTTTTATGTATTGCTCCCCTTCGGGCTAGTATATTAAATTTATTTTTGCGCTTTCCAAATCAATGTATATGTGTTATATTGTTTATGGGAAGTAGGTAAGCATTTCGGTGCTTACCTTTTTTTGTTTTTCTATAAATACAATAAGGTATGTCAATTTGATAATTTATTAATTTTCATTTAATAAGAAGATCTATATAGTTAATGAATAATTAATGTACTTTTTTTTAGTTAGTCATTAAAATAAATTAGTACTAATTACTAAGGAGAATAAAAAATGAAAATTAGAAAATCTATACTTGCGGGAACTTTAGCAATCGTTTTAGCATCACCACTAGTAACTAATCTAGATAAAAATGAGGCACAAGCTAGCACAAGCTTGCCAACATCGAATGAATATCAAAACGAAAAGTTAGCTAATGAATTAAAATCGTTATTAGATGAACTAAATGTTAATGAATTAGCTACTGGAAGTTTAAACACTTATTATAAGCGAACTATAAAAATTTCAGGTCTAAAAGCAATGTATGCTCTTAAGTCAAAAGACTTTAAGAAAATGTCAGAAGCAAAATATCAACTTCAAAAGATTTATAACGAAATTGACGAAGCACTAAAAAGTAAATATTAAAAAAACCACCCTTTTACGGGTGGTTTTAATTTTCTAGATAATATAAAAGTGTTCATAAATAAAACAGTATAGGCAAACAATAAAGTATTGAAAAAAGTAAGTTTAATATGAAAATTGTTAAATGAACGACATCTTTTGTTTTTATAAATATCAAGAAAATAATCAAACTCAAAATAAATAACGTAACTGTAGTCATAGGCGTCCATACATAATCAGCATTAGTCATTAAGAATGGTGCAGCCATTATGAAAAAATTTATAATGCAGATGAAATAGACAATTAGACTATAAATTAGGTAAATAACAATACACACCCTTCATAAATAAATAATTTAAATCCTATATATTTTAACAAAAGTAAAACACAGAAGTGTAGAAAATAAAAAATATTGGTAAATAAAATCAATAAGTTTAACCAATATGTTGCTCGCTTCATACCGTATATTGCAACAAAAATTCCGATCAAGAAAAATATAGCCCCTATGATAAAACAGAAATCCGATGCTGAACTATTAAAAAATGAGGTGTTTAGAGTTAGAAAATGAGTTAATGAGTTGACTATAACTAATAAGATATTAATTATATTTGTATGGTTCTTCACATGATACCTCCAAGTAAAAAAATCTAATTAATAAAGTGAATGCTTGATGAACAAGCAGTTATTCCAAACAGAATCAATAAGAAAAGTAGAATCAACATGCTAATGCCCCATAAACAACCCTTTTCACTTTCTCTATTATTAATTTCTTGACTTCTTTTAAAGATATTATTACTTTTACATTCTTTAGTTGTTTTAAATTTCACGTTTTTATTACTTCCTTTTGTCTAAAAGTTTACAATGAATTTTTGATTATAATAATATATTCAAAATAGTACTATCTAGTTTGATATGTCAAGCAATATTATTATAAAATTGGAATTCTGAGTTGTCTACTCTAATTTATTATATTTACCTATAAAAATACACCTCAAAAAATAGATTTTTCAGTCTAGCTTTTGGGGTGTACATTCCACACAAACATGTGATTATTTTGATGTTTCTATTAAACTTGTAATTTTAAATTTAAAGTCCCTAAAAAGTCCCTAAAATTTTATTTTATATGGGGTATTATTGATAATGATAAAGTTATAAACCTTGATATTATGCTGTTTTACTTTTTGAATGATAAGTAATTTTATGTTAAAAGTCTCCAGTTTGGATACAAAACGGTCGATAACATATAAACGTTATGACTAACTAACTTCAAATCAGTATCATCTTTCTTAGATTCGGCTTTGGCACTATTGTCAGTAAGTGCACCAACTAATAATAAATTTGCTAATGCAAGTGTTGCAACTTTTTTTAGTGAATTGGATTTTGTTTTTTTCACCATCAT